CGGTCAGCAAAGTCTTTCGCCATACGACGTTTGGGCAACGTCACCGTATGCCCGAGGTTCAATAGGTAAGTCGCCACGACAATCTCTGCCGGGCGACTAGCCCTAAACCGTGCCTCAAAGTCAGAAGGGTGTATCAAGGTCGTCCCAGTTCTTTTCGGTTATCTGCGGCTGCTTGGTCGGCTGGCGCTGCGGTTCGCCAGAACGCGACAGCTTGCCTTCGCCCTTCGCCTCAAACTTGAGCGACAAGTAGGTATCACCCGTTTTCTGGCTCGTTTTCTTCCAGCCCGACACGTTGAAATCCACGTTGTTGATCACGCAAGACCCACGAAAGTCAGGACGTTTGGCGTTCTCGCCCTTGTCGTTCTTGAACAGGACGCCACGCATATTCGGGTCAAACTTATCCACGGTTTTTCCTCTTTCTTTCAAGCCAATTAAGAATGTCTTTTCGGTGCCATACGCTTTTGTTGTAGCTCAACTTTATTGGTTCAGGAAAATTTCCCTTTGCAATAGAGTCGTAAACCCAACTTTTTTTAAACGGGAAAGTTGCTTCTAAATCTTTAATTGTTAACAAAATTGGCATTTCTTTTTCATCAGGCACGGTTCTGCTCCTTTGCCATTTGGATGTACTTCTTGATTGCTGACCGCTCCTTTGCCGTCAACACATCTGCAACGGCAATGTAGAGGTCATGGTCTGGGTTCAGCGCCTCATGTACCGCCAAAACGGCAAGGGCTATATCTTTTTCCTCGGCGTCTAGGTCAAACGCGTTACGGAACTGCTGCACGAACGAGTCACGCTTGCTCTGGTCAAACTTCTTACCCAGATCGCCACGCGGGTCGTTAGTGAACCGCCCCTGTGCAGCTTCCGCGTCATCGTCAATCTGGGCAAGCCCCACAATCGCTGCGAGGGCGTAGCGACGGGCGTAAGTAATGCCTGATCCCTGCGCTTGTGGGCTTAAGTCTTTTGCAAGCACCGGCAGATCGCTGCGTATCCATTCGCCGCTGCTATGAACCAACGTGGTTGCCAACATGGTTTGGCCGCTTTCCCAATGCACATAAATAGTTTGGATTACCGCAAGGTTGTTAGCGGCTAACTGTTTGCGGCAAGCATCCCAACACGACGCTAGATCGGCGTACTTGGACTTAAAGAACGGGTTGCTGCTGTCTTTCAGCGCCCCCGTAATGTCGGCTTGCGCCTTGGATAACGCGGCGGCCAATGCGCCGATGGTTTCACTCTGCATCTTCTTCTCCTTTCAGTTCATCCAATGCCCGGTTACAGGCTTCAATGCGTTCTTGTTCTTCCAACTGCTGCATCAATTCGTCTTGGTGATGCCACCAAGTCATGTCGTCATCGTGCATGGGAAGCTCGCTCCTCGGCTGCGGTGCAACCGCCGTCCCCGCAGGGATCGCAGGCGGCAGCAATCAGGAACAAAATGACAATGGCTATAAATTGCGGCCAAGGACTTTTCATTCCAAACCCCCGTTGCGGAGCGCATCAAGGGTGGCAATCTCGGTCAACTCAAACTCGTCGTCGGCTGACAGGTCGGTTAGGTCTAACTTGATGTTGTGGTTGAGCGAGGAAGCGTGTTTGTCGTTGTCCAAGTAGATGCCGACAAGGGTGGCGCTTTCTACGAACACGCTGTTGTCCATGTCCTGCGAATACTCAACGTCAACTTCAAACTTGTTGCCAAGGGCGTAGAAGGTGCCGAGGGCTGAATACTTATCCTTGAACATTTCTGTTGCTCCTGTGTTGTGTTTGTCAACGGTTGATAGGATAGTTTCCTTGACACGGCAATGTCAAGCCCCCTATCCTACAAATTATGAAACCACAGCAACTCATCAAGAAATACGGCTCCCAGTACGCTGTTGCCAAGGCTTTTGGGGTTACTCGGGCGGCGGTACAGCAATGGGTTAAGGCGGGCAAAGTGCCAGATGCTCGTCTTTGGCAGTTACAAGCTGGCAAGGTTGCCAAGCCGTGAGGTATGGCAGCGTCTGTAGCGGCATTGAAGCGGCTACGGTGGCATGGCATCCCCTAGGGTGGGAGGCGGCTTGGTATAGCGAAATAGAGCCGTTCCCGTGCGCCGTGCTGAAACATCATTACCCCGCCGTGCCGAACTACGGCGACATGACCAAATACGAGGAATGGCCTGATGAACCAATCAACCTTCTTGTGGGAGGAACCCCCTGCCAGTCTTTCAGCGTCGCAGGATTGCGAAAAGGATTGGCTGACCCGCGTGGCAATCTCATGCTCACCTACGGCGCAATTGCTCGCAGATATAGGCCCGAGTGGTTGGTATGGGAGAACGTCCCCGGTGTCTTGTCGTCTAACGGAGGACGGGATTTTGGAACCTTCCTCGGAATGTTGGCAGAACTCGGGTATGGGTTCGCCTACCGGGTTCTGGACGCTCAATATTTCGGAGTGGCCCAGCGACGCCGCCGTGTGTTCGTTGTCGCAAACGCTAGAAGTTGGCAACGTGCCGCAGCGGTTCTTTTTGAGTCCCACAGCTTGCAGGGGCATCCTGCGCCGAGCCGAGAAGCGCGGCAAGGAACTGCCTCTAGCACTCGCGGAGGCGTTGAACTCTGTGGCCCACTTAACGCAAGAGACTACAAAGACCCCGGCACAGACGGAATGAACCATAACTCTGCCAAGATGGTGCCTGTATCACGCGCTTTCACCACCTCAAGCCTTGCCGAGTACCGAGAGGGCGTAGGTACATTGCGAGCCAATGGCGGCGACCTTGGCGGCGGCAGCGAAACGCTGATCGCCAAAACGCTGACGGCAGGAGCAGGGCAGCGGTATGACTTTGAATCGGACACATTTGCTATTCAAGCAACGGTGATCGGCAGAGACGAACATTCAGGCCCAAACGGTTTAGGTGCTGATGCAACGGGCGCAATGTTTACGCTAACAAAGACTGACATCCACGCTGTTGCACAGCCGATTACCCAATTCGGCAGCATTGCTGGAAGTTTGACCGCACGACACGACAGCAGTCCTTGTGCAGATCGTGGGCAAAATGTGGTCGCCCAACCCGTGGCGTTTGGCGTAGCGGAATCTGATTCAGTTGCACATTGCTTGCGTTCTGGCGCGTCTAAAGCAGATAAACACGAAAGCACAACGTATGTTGCACAAACCGCTATGCAAGTGCGCCGCCTCACGCCTGTAGAGTGCGAGCGGCTGCAAGGCTTCCCCGATGGCTATACCAATATCCCATGGCGTAAATCACCCGAAAGTCCAGACGGCCCACGGTACAAGGCGTTGGGCAATAGCATGGCTGTGCCTGTCATGGCGTGGATCGGTAAACGCATCAAACAGGTCAGCAAACTATGAGCCGTACCGCCTACCACCGTGCGTACTACTACGCCAACTTAGAACGCCGTAGAGCCTCTGCAAGAGCCGCAAGACGTAAGGCGAGGGAATGGCAAGCGGTTATTAGGATTGTCTCTGACGCCGTTACAGAAGCCAGAAACGACAAACCCCCGATTAAGGGGGTTGACGCGGTAGGCTGGCTACCTATACGCTCGGGTTGCAGGTTAAGCGTGGAAGGAAGTCTGACGGGCTGTTCTAGTTCTGTCAACCACCCCACCACGCCGAACTACTCGGGAACTCTGGTCGGGGAAACCACGCGCAGAGTGACCTTAAACCTACACCGGGGCAGCCAGCCTGTAGGTGCGCGGCGTATCGTCGGGAAGCGCAAATGGCAACCGGAGCAATCCGGTGAAAAGTAGCCGACAGCAGGGTGGCTCCGTCAGTCATCTAATCTCTGCACGATCCACGTTAGGCGTAATCCGTCTTAACCGTGCAGAGTTCACCATCAGTCATATAGTCTTAAACCATAGATAGGTAATAACATGGGTGATGAATACATTTACTCTCCGACTGTAAATACTGAAAAGGCCAAACCCAGTCACAACCTAGAACACCAGTTGCACTCCAACGCAGCAACGTGGAATGACTTGGTACGACAATCTCCGCTGAACCGACTACGCTTCTACGACGCACAGTTAGCCAGAGGCATAGAGGTAAACCGTGACAGGGTGGCTGAATTAGTGCGCGAGGCTGGCCCTGCTGCTGTGCTGTCGGATAGGGATGTTATTGGCCTGATACGTCAGCTTTGGGGCGAGAAGGCTGTGGAGAAGTTAAAACGTGCAAATTCCCCCGTTAAACCGAGTCAAGGGTAATCAAATATGGTGGCAAATATGGTTGGGCAGAGCGATCAACGAGGCAAGGAACGAGGAGGGGTACGCCGTTACCTTGATACGGTCACGCCGGAGGAATACACGCCGCAAACGGGTGAAGTTGACCTTGCAGAGTTATCGCTTACTGGCCTTGCCGACTTGTACGGCAGCGACAAAGGCAACATCAAACACGGCTACACCAAAGTCTACGAAAAGCTGATTGCTGAACTAGCCCCGCACAAACGCTTTCCGTTGCAGATTGCCGAGGTAGGCGTGGCGTGTGGTGCCTCGTTGCGGATGTGGGCTAATTACTGCCCTACGTCGGTGATATGGGGTTTTGACATACGCCCCGAGTGCGCGAACCTCTGCAAAGACTTGGACAACGTGCGTATTCAGATCACCGACCCGCGCCAGTACGAAATGCCTGCCAAGTCCCTAGACCTGTTTGTGGACGACGGCAGCCACATGGCCGAGGACATCGTAGAAACGCTGGTGCATTGCCAGACATGGGTGCGCTCGGGCGGTTATTACGTCATTGAGGACTTGGCCTGCACCTATGACGAGGGCTACGCGGCTCGGTTCCGCAGGAACTTCAACAGCACCCTGCCAAACGACCGTAGGCTGATAACGGGCTTGTTTGACGAAATCACGCGGGTGATTGACAGCAAAAATGGGATTTTTTGCGAAATGAATTATTTCCCACAAATGCTGGTGCTAAAAGTCCGATGAGACACGCCGCCCGCCGTGACGGGAATGACGCCATCATCACCGAGGCGCTACGCAAAGCCGGGTTTACGGTCGTAGATTACGGCAATGCAGGGCAAGGCATTCCCGACAAACTGGTGCTGCGTGACCTACCTGATGGCACTTCATGGGTATGCTGGGTGGAAATCAAGATGCCCAAGGGCAAGCTGCGGGAGGCGCAGGAGGCGTTCCGACAGACGTTTGAGCCGAGGGGCGAGTATTACGTTGCCCGTGACCCCGAACAAGCCGTAAAAGACCTATACGAGCGTTACGCCGAGGCTATACGCCCGGAGCATTCAAGATGAGGGCTTTGCGTTGACCCTTGTAGTGGGTAATCAGCGGGCGACCACCAAATTCGGGCAGCCCCGCCCAAATCGCCTCTGGAAGTTCTACGACCGCGTGACGCTTGGCGTATTCGCGCAGCACTTCCTGATCGCCATACCAACGCCAGAATTTTTCGGGAAGGGCGTAGTACAACTCGGTCAGGTCAGCCCACACCGAGGCGTCACGGGTAATGGTGCAGCACCCTACCCACGGATAAAGCTCATCCAGCGTCTTGCCTGCGTACTCCGAAAAGTCCAAGCCACGCTGTTTGATGTTAAAGATGGCATCCCGGTTGTATGACCGCCGACACATCGCCACAGACCCCTCGCCTAACGCTCCCACAACGTCTATGGGGGCGTTTACGATCATGTCGGTGTCAAGGTATAGGGCAGGGCTATCTAGCCCCAAATCTGCCCACGCCCCTGTGCGACCGAGCATGAGGTACTGGCGGTCAATTTCGGTGATATGCGACCAAGTGACACCGGGGACGGTAGGCGTCATGCCGTCGGTGACTTGGATCACCTCGGCACCGGGGTTATGGGCATGAATACTGGCAACCATCTTGGTCGGCAGGGCGAGATCGTCGCCAACGTGGAAAAATACAAAGCGCATTGGGAGAATATATGCTGAACTTAAATCGTAAGCGACTGTCTAGAGCGATCTGGGATACGCTTTTTGACGGATTGGATGACCTGCCGTGGCAACGCCTTGACGACCTTGAGGCGCTAGACCCCGCTAAACAGACAGGTTCCACCAATAACGCCAGCCTAATTGCCCTGTGGGCAGTTAAACGCTACTTCAAACCGAAACGCGTGGTGGAAATCGGCACTTACATTGGCAAGTCCACGTTCGTGCTGGCTCGGGGCGATACCGAGGTGCATACGTGCGATATGACACACAACTTCAAGCTCCCGATCTACGCCAACGTCACGCAGTACCACAGCAGCAGCACCGAAATGCTTGCCAAACTGGATGGGCAAATAGACCACCTACACATAGACGGTCGGCTACAGCCTGACGATAAAACACACCTTGAGCGCCTGTTCCACGCCGACACGATCATTACCCTTGATGACTTTGAGGGCATAGAGAAAGGCGTCTGGAATGCGATGCAGATAAACCTGTCAAATCGCATCCTCGTATACCCGCCAGAACGACAGTTGACAGAGCGTTTTGCGATGGGAGATGCTACGACTGCAATCATCCTGCCCAACTTGAGGCTAACGCCGCAATGAGCCATAAAGACGCCGCCGAGTTCGTAGGTGTACTGCTCCATAGCAGCACAGCGGCTCATTATCTGCACCTCAACACCGCGAGCTACGCCGCTCATAAAGCACTCGGTCACTACTACGAGAACATCGTGGACTTGGCTGACAAGTACGCCGAGGCGTATCAGGGGCATCACGGCATCATCCCGCTGGATGACTACCCGGACGGGTTTAAGGTACAGAAAGACGCTGCTGCCTACGCCGACAGCCTGCTGACGTTCGTAAAGGGCATCCGCACCGACCTGCCCAAAGACACCGACTTGCAGAACATCATTGACGAAATTGTGGGCGAGATCGCCTCCCTTTCGTACAAGCTGGAGCGTTTCAAGTAAATGGCCGCCGACCGCAGCCGCCTTGCTGCCGCACTCGCCTACGAGGAAGAACGCCGCCGCAGAATGATGGAATCGGTGCCGGGGTTAGTCACGACCCCCCCCCAAACCCCCCCACGGGCAGACTTTCGCACCAACCTAGAAAACCTCTCTATCGGGTTAGGCAGAGGGGTGACGACTGGATTAGAGGGCGTTAAGGGCATCATCACCGACCCCGTAGGCACCGCTAAAGGCGTCTACGAAACAGGTAAAGCCGTTATCCGCGATCCCTCGGTCGTCGCTGACGCTCTGCGCTATACCGCCCAGAAAGCCACCAGCGGCCCGTTGGGCGCAGGCGAGGTCATTGGCGAAATGGTTAGCCCGACCCGTGGCGCTGGCGGTGTTGGTAAACGCGACATATTTATCGGCAAATCAGCCAAAACCTATGACCCAACTGCCGAACAACGCGCAATAGAAATGGAGAAGGCGGGCGTTGACCGCGACACTATTTGGCGCGAAACCGGCACAGGTCGTATTGGTGGCGATTGGAAGCAAGAAATTAGTGATTTGAGCGCAGAGTATCGGCCCGGTTCCGCATTTGCTCAAGCAGCAGAAAAAGCAAAAAACCAAGCAGATCAATTTGATGACGCGTTTTACATCAGAAATCGCTTAACCTCGCTAGGCATTGGCGAAGCTAACACCCGGCAAGAATTAGAAAAAATAACGCAAAGCGCGGAAAAATGGTTTGCTGATACTTTTGGAAGAAATCCTAAAGCTGGCGCTGTTGACATAGCCAAGAACCAGACAACAGACGAAATTCAATCTAGATTGAGCGCAGTTGAAAAATTTGCGCCGCGCCGAGAATCTTTCTCCACGAATGTTGGATCGGTTTTATCGCATGAAGAACTGAAAAAAGCATATCCCGGCATTGTTCAAAAACAGGTGAGAATGGCAGGCCCAGCAGAGCTTGGGCTCGGGGTGGAGGGATCGTACACTCCAGAAGGAACAATAAAGATCAGGGACGATATTGGTTATCAATTAGAACGCGGCAAAGACGTTTTACTACATGAGTTGCAACACGCCGTGCAAGAACAAGAGGGATTTGCTAGAGGCGGCAACACCGCAATGGCAAGAAAAATTCTGGATGAGCAATTCAGTGAAGAAATGCAACCGTTCCAGAATGCACTTGTAAAGCGTTCACAGGCAGCAGCGCAATCAAGCATGGCTTCCCGCGCTCAATACGCGCAAAAACTGAAAGAGTTGCAAACGAAACCAAACATTCGCCCGCGTGATGTTTTCAATATGTCGGATTGGTATCAGTACGGCACAAAAGTGGCAGAAGAATTGGGTCATCGTGGGATTGGGTGGCAGATGCCAAAAAAGAAAGGCCCAGAGCGAGATCGTTGGCTGCAACAAGCGGTTAAGGTCATGCAAGAAATGATCAACAACAAGGAACCAGCAATGCGCGGCATTGAGGGCGCCGTTGATCCGAAAAAAGCCAAGTCGTTAATGCGAAAAACAAACAAAGTGTTTAATGAAACGCAGGACGCCGCAGTAAAAGCAGCGAAAGTGCAGGAAAAATACCGAGAATTGGGCGCAAAATCAGATTTTGATTTGTATCAACGCCTTGCAGGGGAGGCAGAGTCAAGGGCTGTCCAGCAACGCATGAACATGACCCCAGTAGAACGCCGACAAACCCCGCCGTGGCAATCGTTTGATGTTCCCGAGCAAGAATTCATATACCGACGCTGACTCTTTAACTATTGTTTCATTTGTGCATAAATAAGCCCTATGCCAAGACCTAAAGGATCGCCCAACAAGGCAACCGCAGAGGCTCGGGAAGCAATAGCCCGTCTCGTAGACGGCAATGCTCATCGTCTTAACATCTGGCTTGATGAAATCTACGAGACGAAAGGCGCAGAAGCCGCATGGCGCTGCATGATGGATGTCATTGAATACCATGTGCCGAAGCTCGCCCGACACGAACACACGGGCAACAACGGCGACAAGATCAAGGTAGAAGTGACATGGA